GTGTACCAACAAACTTGGTGTTGGTAGGTGCTTCAAATGTACCTTCTGTTGTACGAGCAAATGCTGAAGTTGTTGCACTTTGTAGTACAGTTAGAGCTGCTGGACTTACAACTGCCCAGTTACCAGCACCACGACGTGTACGTGAAGCAATTAAGTTTGCTGTACGGTTGATTAAAACAGCTAGTGCAGCGTGTTCGTCACCAACGAAAGTAGCAGTACCGCTAACAGCAGCTTGGTCGTATGTGAACTCAGTTGCTGCCAATGAACGTAGAGAGCCTAGGATCTCTTGATCAATTTCAACGGTAATTTCTTGTGCAAGAGCTGCCATGATTTCTGCTTCAATGTCTAGACCGTGCATTGCCTGTGCGTCCTGAGCAGCTTCAAAAGTCCAGCGAGCTGATAGCTTGCGAGTCTTTGCTTCTACAGGTTGCTTTAGGATCTGTACGTTTAGCTTACGACCTGGTGTGCCTTCCATTGATGCTGTTGAGCCAGCGCGGCCGTCAGTGCTTGTAACACCTGGAGCTGTACCGCTGTAACCCTGAGCGATCTTGAATGGTGATAGAGCTTCTTCACCAGCAGTTGTATCAGTGCCTGGACCATTAGCTGGTGTTGCGCTTGAAGTGAAGTTTTCACTGTAACGTACACGCAGAGTGTGGATCTGTGCAACTGGACCAGTCATTGGCTGAACACCAACGATTTCGTTTGCAATAACAGTTGGCATAACACGACGGATAACTGGTAGGATAACACGGTTTAGTGTTGCTACGTTACCGGCTGCTGTTGCGCCAGCTGATGCTGATTCTGCGAGGTACTTCTTAGTATTTTCAAGTACAACGCCCATTGTTGTGCGACGGTTACCACTTAGGCCTTCTAGCAGAGCGGCCTTGGTGTCGTCCCAACGGCTTTCAATTAGTTCTTGTGTCATTTGTTTATTTCTCCAAATAAATTTAGTTGTTAATCAAACCTGCCAAACGCTTGATCTCAACAATGTTATGTTTTTGCTCTGTATTGGCAGTAGTTACTCTATCACCTGTTACTTCGGTCTTGCTTTCTACTAGTGTTGACTTAGTAGCTTTTGGTGCATTACCTTCCATGACTGGGTTTAGATACTTTTTAAATGCATCAGCTAGTTTTGCAGTTGGTACTGATTCAAGTAATGAAGTCATTACGTCTGCTTTATCTTTGCTTAGAGGCTTTAAAAGTTCGTCGAGCTTAGTTTTTCTTTCAATGCTCTCATTGATGCGACGGATTTCTACTTCTTTAGCTTCGGCAATAGCCTGAGCTTTTTCAGCTTCTTCCTTTGCTTCCATGAGCTCGCTTTCCATATTGGCAAGCGCAGACATTAATTTCTTAACTTCTGCACGCTCATTTAAGTGAGTAGCACTAAATTCAGATGCAAAAGCTTCGAAAATCTTGCGACCGAAGTTGTTTTCTTTTGCTTCTTGAATGTCTGATTTTAGTTGTGTTAACTCTGTGCGTAGGGTATCCTTAACAGCAGCTTCAACAAGTGCTGAACTCTTTGCAATAAACTGCTTGCGTAGAGCTTCTAGCTTTGCTTTACCTTCTGTAATAACTGCAACCTTAGTGCGTGCTAGGTCTGCTTTATCTTCTGCAAACTCAGCAATTTCTGCACGCAGGCTTTCAGCTACGAAACCTTCAACCTTTGCTAGAGCTGACTTATAACCTTCACGATCAGCACGGAAATCTGCAATTTCCTTTGCTAATGAGTCTGTCATAAATGATTCAAATGTCTTAGCCTTAGCTACTAACTTTTGAGTCATTGCAACACGGTCAGCTTGTACGGCTGCACGTTCTTCTGCTAGCTTTGTAATTTCGGTTGTTAGGCTTTCATTTACCATACGATCTAGAGCTTCAACCATAGTTGACTTGTCGTGTTCATAACGACGAGCCATTTCTTCGCGGATTTCTGTACGAATCTGCTCGCGTGCTTCATTTAGCTTGCCTTCCCAGGCCTCTTCAATCGCAATGCGAGTTTCCTCGTTCAGGACGCCACTATCTAGTAATGGTTTGATAGCTTCGAACATATAATTCTCCTGAACTTATCCTATCTTCATTTCATTGATTAACTTAACAATTTCTTTTGCAAGATATTGTTGAGCTCGTTGATCATGCTTGACTTCTGCAGCAAGTCCATGTAACTTATGACCATGACGCATATTCATTAGTGATTCGTAAACCGCTAAAGGATAAGCATCTGGCGCACTTGGCTGTGCTACTACGTCAACAGTGACTATCTCAAAGTCACTTACTAGACCATCTGATTCACGAACGTTTCCGCTACCGCGACTTGATACGCCTAGTTTTACACCACTTTCTAGCATGGTGCGGACTAAATTACCCATTGGTGTAGGTAAAATCTTTAATTTACCAAAGCCGTTGTTACCTTCCATCCACATGCTCTCAATCATGTGTGAAACACGATCTAAGTTGATACGAAGATTTGCTGGGTGATCTACCTCACCCAGCACGCTGTACCCACTTTGAGCCTGTTTATTAATAGTTTCAATAGCCTTAGCGATTTCATTGAGAGGATATACACGCTGGTTAGCGTTCTTAACACCACCCTGAATGCAAATGCCCTTCATATAAAGGTCTTTGCCTTCACCGCTAGTTTCCGTTTGGATTTTAGCTTGGTCGTAGCTAAGATGTTCTACAAGTAATCCACTCATTTACTTTCCTTACTTTGCAACTGGGCTGTGTGTGCCTGCTGCTGCGTCTTTTGATACAGGAGCTGGAGCCTTCTTAGCGAAAGCTGTCTTGCCTGCTGCACGAGGATCTACGGCGCCCATGTCACCAGCTTTTGGTGCTGAACCGCCTTTTTCTTCGCCGCCCTGTACTAGGTTCTTTGCTGAACCACCCATGTCGTTCTTGCCAGCTACTGGGCTTTTTGCACCTTTGCTGTCAGTACCGTCATTGTGTGATACGCTTACTTTTTCAGTGTATTCACGAACCATGTCTTCTGGCATTGCTTCGTCAGCTGCTTCTTCTTCTGAGCCTTCTTCATCGCTCATTAGACGTTCAAATTCTGCCTTTAGTTCATCAAGTGCGTCTTCTAGGTCAACAACACGATCTTCTAGATCTTCGCCGCCTTCTTCGCTACCTTCTTCTGAACCTTCTTCGCCGCCCATGTCCATGTCGTCGTCTTCGCTGCCCATGTCCATGCCAACTTCGTCAGCTGCAATGTCGCCCATCATGTCGTCAGTTGCGTCACCGCCCATTTCAGGCATGAATGATTCATCCATGTCTTTTTCTTCTGAGCCTTCGCTACCTTCACTGCCTTCTGAACCTTCTGATTCTTCTGCTACGAGTTCATTGTAGATCTCGCGGCTTTTTTCTACAACGATGTTGTGGAAAAGTTCTTTAGCTTTGTCCTCATCATCATTGATAATGTATTCAATGAGTTGTTCTAGTTTATTTTGCATTTCCGCTCCTATAGGGTTTTGTGCGTAGAACTATTTATATACTGCTTTTATGAATGGCTTCAAATAGGTGAAAAATAGGGTTTTTTTGATTTTTCTGCAGAGCTATACACTGTTACATAGCAGGAGCAGGGGGTGCGCCGTATTGTTCTTTTACTCTTTTTAGCTTTTCTGCATATTCTACTGTGCGTTGATCGTTCATTTTACGCAATAGATTAATCTGTGCAAGTGTTAGCTTTGTCTTACGAGTATCACCCCACTTAGGTGTAGATTGATCTTGCTCTTCATTTCTGTAAGCATCTGGGGTGGTTTTAAACATTTCGTAAAGTAACATAGCTACAACCTCAAAATTATTTATGCGCTGGTTGCGCCTTGTGGCTGACCCATAGGACCAGGTGTTGCAGCAGCATTTGTGCCAGCAGCCGTACCAGGAACATTTGCTGGAGGAACATTTCCACCAGCTTCTGGTGGCTCTGCTAGAGGTGCCTCTGCTGATAATGCATCGATGTTTTCAATATCACCGCCAATAGCACCTGGAGTAATACCTACGTTACGCAAGTCTGCACCAGTAGCTTGATTCATGTCAACACTGCCACGTTCTTCTGCCCACATCTTGTCGTTTTCTTGCATTTCAACTTCGCTAAGACCAAGATACTTTTTAAGCATAAAGCGTTTGCTGAGATACTCAACGTCTTTAATCTGTGTAAATGCACCAATACGTTGTGAGTTAAGTTCAATTTCACGGTAAGCAGCAAAGTTTTGCGGCTCAGTCATCTCTAATGTAAACAAACCGTTGTCAATGTTAAAGCCACGATACTTTAAGAATAACTTAAATTCATCGTCAAATGTATGTGACAAGTGCTTTTGCAAGCGTTGGCAATATTGATTAAAGCGATATTCTTGTATAAGGGCTGTGGTTACTTTACCGTCTGTATATACTTGCCCACTTTCTTCTTGCCCTGTTGGTAGATAAGAACTTGGAATACGCAAACCACGGAATAGCTTGTTGGTAAAGTATTGTAAGTCGTTGATTTCACCTAAGTTTTGTCCACCTGGGAGAACGTCAACTTTACTGCCACGACCTTCTGCTGTCTGTGGGAAGAAGTAATCTTCGTTAATGCTTAATGGATTATAACTTGCATCCATTAAGTTAGATCCACCGCCGCTTTGAGTTGGAATACGACGCTGGTGGATTTCATTTTTAACACGTTCTACGAACTGCATGGCCAAGTGACTTGGTAGGTTACCAGTGTCGATATAGAACACACGACGCTCAGGTGCACGTTGAACACGGTAGATTAGCAGTGCATCTTCCAACAGTTCTTTCTGCTTAAATGTTTTGAATACTGCTTCCAGTATGCTGACACCAAATGGCCAGTTAACGTCTAAGCCTTCAGTAAGTGTAAAGTGCACAACATGTTCTGCACCTACAGGAAATTCATTTTGTCCGCTACCAAAGCGTGTGCTAGGTGAGAACATAGCACCACCAGCAGTGTAAGCACGACTGCCACCCATGTAAGGAGCAAATGCATAGCTGTCGTTAGGTCCTGGTGGCTTAGTGATAGTGTCGTTCTGTAAATTGGGACTTAGGTCACGAATAAAGTAGATTTCAGGCTTTTTGCCTTCTGATTCGTTAACAACTACCTTGCTAACTTTGTTCATTTCTACCCAATTAAACTTGTAAGTTTCAGGGTCACGCACAAATATTTGATCGCCATACTTTAATGTATTGCGAAATAGTTTAAACATTTTCTGATCGAATTCGTTTAAACTACACCAAGCCTTAAGTTGATTTTTTAGAATTTCTATTTCGTTATCTGTAGCTTGTTCATTAAATTTAAATGTAAAAGTAGTTTCAGTTTCTTCGTTTTTCTGTGTGCAGAACTCTGCAATAATATCTAGAGCAGCATTGATTTCACTGTCTAAGTCCATGTTTTCGTATTGCATGTAACGATCAACACGGTTAGGATGACCTGTATAAACATCAGGCAGCATGCTTTGATAATTGCGAAATGCTGCTGTGGCCTGATCACCTAGATAGTTAGGTGTGCCAAATGTATTTGCACCACTTACAGGGCTTCTACTGCCATCTGTTACAATGTTCCAATGCTTTTTCCAACTCATAGTACTACTTATGCTACCCCTCTTGCGGTTCTTTCAGTGTTGGCTACAACTAATCTTGTTGCAGTTAATAGTTCTTCCATCTGATCTGACAGTCTAGTGAGAACAGGCACACTTTCATCTGTTCTTGTTGTTCTTGTATCACTTGCTACTGCCATGGCGTTCATCGAAGTTATATTGTCCAATGTTAAATTTTGATTGCTTATTTGTTCTACAGTCATTTGTTTTTGCATGTCTGCTAAACCAGTTAGAAGCTCTCCTATTTTTGCAGGAGTAAGACTGTCAGGTAAAGGCAGAACCATTTCTTTACCATGTAACATAGCAAGTGTACCAGATTCTGGACCGCTAATAAATCCACCTTTTGCAAAGCCTGATATAGGTTGACCGCCGGTTAAATCTGTAAGTTGAGAACGCTGTGCATTTGATATTGTAGTAGCACCTGCAATAGCACCACCAGCCATGCTTCCTAACTTTTCGCCTACCATAGAGCCAATAACTGCACCAGCTGGTCCCAATGCTGCACCGATAGCTCCACCTATTACTGCTCCAGCAACGCCGCCCATAGTTTCACCAGCTGCTGCATTTTTTTCTTTTTCAGAAGCTTCGCTACCTGGACCTTCTCCAGTAAATTTTTTAATCATATCAGTGAGTGCTTCTGTAGCTTTTTTAGTTTGCTCTGCAAACAATGTCATTACACCAGATTTTAAAATAGCATTTTGTATTGCAAGAGCTGCATCATTTTGCGCTATTACAACATCATTCATACTTTTAGTGAGATCATCGTTTGTTTTCTTTTGATCTTGTGCGGCTTTTTGTGCATTAGCGATTGCTTCGGGTGTTTGTTTAATAACATCTTGGAAAACACTATTAAGACCTTTATACATTTCTCCAACTATACCGCCAACTCCTGCTGCGCCTGCTTGAGCTAAACCAGTTAGTGAAAGCATGTCTGTTTTAATTTGTTCATTATATTGTTTACCAAGATCTTGAAATGAAGTTGCATCTAAAGTACCCTGTTGAAATGCACCCATTGTAGCATTTAATTTTTCTTGTAATGCACCACTTTGAGATACAGTTGCAGCTAATGAAGGCGTGATAACTTGACCAAAAGTTACCATTTCTTGAAACGCTTTACGCTCAATCTCATTCATATTACCCATAGCATTAATGAGATTTTGTTGTTCTACTTGTCCCATGCCTTGAAGTTTTTGTTGGAAAGCTAAGTCCTGCGACGCTTGTCTTGCTTCATCCATTTTCTTCTTGGCATCTTCACCTGTGATGTTGGCAATAATTCTTAAATTCTCAGCGTATTTTTGTGTTTGCTGTGCAATTTGACTGTCCGTAGCAGTTAAAGGACCGCCTGCTTGGCGCATATCTCGCATGGTTTCAGCTACTAACGTGCCTTGCTCTTCAATGCTAAAGCCTAAATTCAGTAGGCTTTTACGCATTTCAGAACCACCAGCATTTAATGCATTTGCAGCTCTTTTAGCACCCGCAGTAACACCTTCTCCTAATCCAGCTAATGTACCGGTGTTATTTTTTACAACATTATTAAAGGTATCTAATGTCATGCCTGCTTTACCAGCAGTTTCAATCATTCCTGTTAAACCATTACTAAACAGTGCACCACTGGCACTCATGCTTTGGAAAGCAGTTAGATTTTTACCAAGTTCCTGTCCTAATACAGGTATAACTTTACTAGCAAGGGCAGATAATCCACTACCAGCTAATCCTGCAACAGTGCCTAAAACTTGTAAGCCAGCACCTGCAATTTTAGCTCTGCCGCCCATTTGACTGAGCGCTTGACCGGCTTGTTTACCTGTTTCACCTGTTGCACTTAATAATGACCCAGCGGCGCCGGCACCTTCTTGTAAGATTGTAGTAGCAAAGCCTACTTGACTACCACTGTCTCTATAACTTTTTGCAATGTTAAATGCAGCGTTGCCTACAGTACTTGCAGCAGTTAGAAAACTTTGTTTGGCTTTCTCGCCACCTTCACCAATTAAAAATTCAAATCTAGATACACTGGCGCCTGATTTCTCCAGTTTATCGCCAAACTTTTCAATTCTGCCTTTTAATTCTGAATCGTCAATTTGATCTGCAATACTCTTGTTAAAATTTTTAATATTTTCTGAAGCTTCTTTTTCAGTAATTTCTCTTGCTCTGACCAGTCTTTTTTGCTCATCGGCATATCTCTTCTGATCTTCTAGAGCTTTCTTTTCTAAATTGTTTTTTCTAAGATTGAGCTGTTTTGTTAATTCAACTTGTTCTTTTGAACCGTTTACTTCTTTGTTCTTAATGGCTTGATATTCTTTGATTCTATCTTCAAGACTCTTCCCGCCCTTTTCAAGGACTTCGGCAAGTTTCTTAAATAATTCTTTGGGATCAGTCTCTTCAGCCATGGAAATTCACTTTTATAAGTACAAAGTTATTTATAGGATATATTTTCATGTCTCAATCAGTTATGAATCCATTAGCAAAGCATTTTAGACAACCTTCAATATATCTGAAATTGCCAGGCGGTGGAAAGTACTGGCCTGATAACTCTATTGACTTGCCAATAACAGGCGATTTACCTGTATATCCTATGACAACAAAAGACGAAATTACACTGCGTACACCTGATGCATTATTAAATGGACAAGGCGTAGTTGATGTTATACAAAGCTGCTGCCCAAATATTAAAAATGCATGGGCTATGCCTAATAACGAAGCAGACTCTATTTTAATAGCTATGAGAATCGCTAGTTATGGACCAACAATGAGCATTACTAGTAATTGCCCGCATTGTAGTGCTGAAAACAATTACGATATCGATTTAAATCAAGTTTTAGACACAGTTAGATTTCCTAATTTTGAAAAGAAATTAACTGTAGATAATTTAACATTTAAGTTTAAACCACAAACATACGAAACTGCTAACAAAGCAAATTTAGCTTCGTTCGAAGAACAAAGATTGCTAGAATTGCTACTACAAGAAGCAGCAAACGATCAATCTAAATTAACTGAATTTAACAAAAGACTGCAAAAGTTAAATGAACTTAATATTGATTTAATTGCAGAAGCTGTAGAATATATTGAAACAGAAGACGGCAATAAAGTAACTAACTTAAAATATATCAAAGAATTTTTTGACAACGCAAATGCCACTACTGTTAAAACAGTACAAAAATCTATAGAAGAACTTAACAAAGAAAGTCAGTTGCGTCCAGTAAAAGTTATTTGCGAAAGCTGCGATAAAGAATCTCAAGTTAATATTGAGTTTAATTATTCAAGTTTTTTCGTCAACGGCTGATTAAAGCCACGCCTTCTGAGATCGAAGATCTTGTTAACAACTATGAAAAACAAGTTAAAAGTTTAAAAAGCGAAGCATTGCAAATGTGTTGGCATATGCGTGGTGGTCTTACCTATGATGAAGCTATAATGCTGTCAGAGATGGAAAGAGAAATTATCGCTAAGATGATTAAAGATCATATGGAAACTACTAAGAAGTCAGGGTTGCCGTATTTCTAATGTTAAAAGATAGCTTTTGTTCTAGTCCTTGGATTCATATTAGACTAAGATATGATGGCAGTTACAAAGTTTGTCGTTGGGGCACAGATACTGCTACCAATTACAATATCAAAGACTATTCAATTTTAGAATTTTATAATAGTGATATTATGAAAAGTTTAAGATTAGATTTGCTTTCAGGACAAAAGCCTAAGGGATGCAACAACTGCTACTATCAAGAATCTTTTGGTAAAATTCCAGGCAGACAAAAGCAACTTTTAAAAAGTGCAGTTTCAAAATATGATTTTGATTTAACCATGCGTGCAAGTCCGCACTATGAAATGTTTAAACACAGTTATGAAAACAACGGTGTTAGCAGCTATCATCCAGTGGATCTTCAAATTGATTTAGGCAATTACTGTAACAGTGCTTGTATTATGTGCGGACCCGAAGCCAGCAGTAGATTAGAAAAAGATTATCTAAAGCTCAATCAGATTGAACCAAACTTATTTGCACAACCTAAAAAATATACCAGTTGGACTAGAGATCCTACACTGGTGGACAAGTTTGTAGAAGAACTTAAAGAATTGCCTAACTTAGGTTACATTCATTTGTTAGGCGGAGAAACACTGTATGATCCTGCGTTTTACGCAATATGTGATAGACTGATTGAGCTGGATTTAGCAAAGAATATCATACTTGGAACTACTACTAACGGTACCATTTACAACGATAAACTAGAAAAAATTATACCTAAATTCAAACAGTTTCATTTGGGAATCAGCATAGAATCAGTAACTGAATTAAATGATTATGTGCGTTGGCCAGGAAAGATCAACACTATTCTAGAAAATATACAAAAGTTTAAGCAACTAGAATCACATAGTAATCTGTTTAACAGTTTGCGAATAACACCAAATTTATTCACAATATATGAGTTTGATCAGCTAGCAGAATACATGATTCAAAACAATTTAACAGCTGAAAGCTGCAATGTTTTATATAATCCAGCACAGCTAAAAATAGAAATCATGCCTGATGACATCAGACAAGAAACTTTAGAAAAATTTAATAATCTAATTGATAGATATCAATTAACAGAAGATCCAAGTAACATTAATATCCGTGAAGCTAGTAGAAGCTTTCAAACTATCAGCAATGTTATAATTGAATATAGAAACTTTGTAAGAGATTATCGAGTACCCAACAA